GTTTTATTTTATTTATTATTATTAGAAAATATAAAAGCATTACCGGATCTCTGCCCTAAGGGGATCGCTCGGCATAAATGCTTTCACGTCGTGGAATTATCCACTATGATAATCTGCTTCACAGCAGGCAATAATATAATCTTTATCCTTATCATTTAAATGGCAATAGCAACGTTTGGTGCAAATTTGCCCCTGTTGCTTCAATGCCTGTATGTTGTCCATCATCTCGTCGACTGCTGTAACCTCGTATCTTTTGACACGAGCTCGCTGAAAATCTGGTAGATACGCGTAAATTTCTGCTCGCACTAATGCGTCTACCAAGATAGCTCTCAATCCTTCATAATACTCTCGGCCATGTGAATAAGCTTGCCTAAGTGCATTATGACAATTTTCAACGGTGTTCTCCTTGATGTTACCACCTTTAGCAATCCAGTTGATTTGATTTTCAATTGACTTTTTATCCAAAGCCGCCAAATACTGCCCATCATATGGCTTAAAGCTATGCTTTAGAAAGGAGGTCTCTCCTAGTGTGGTATAAGGAACAACTTTGTCTGACTTATCCACATCCGTATACTTTATGCCGTACTGCATAAAGAATTTTTGCAATGTCTCCACATTAAAACGATCTATTAAGTAATCAGAAACTCTCATTAGTCCGTCATCCCCATAGGTGATCATTCTTACTTCACTTAGGAAATCCTCGAGAGGAATCCCCATGCCAAGCGCTGCAATGCGCATATACATGCAATGAATCAGCGAATTAAGTTCAACTGTTATTGCACTTCCCGAAATGATCCCAGAGCAAGTCTGATATACTTTATCGTACGCCAAATGTGGTGTGCATATTAATGGCTGCATAACAGCCTCAAGAGTCGCACAAAACTCTTGTGTGGCGCCGTTCTTTTTGTACCAATGAACGATAGTTTTTAAGCATTCATCAGCAACAAGCGCATTGGCTCCCGGACCAAAGTTTGAAAAATCTCCGGCCACAATCTTTCCTTCCATCATTTTTCCCAATCGATCGAACTGCATCTCCTTTGGCCCACAAACACTTATGCCAATCGCATGCTCCGTTTCCAAATTATACGCATGATATGCGATAATAAATGGCATGGTGTACTTGCGAAGCAGTACCTGGTATTCCACTGGCATAGTTGAAATGATG